AAATCAAAAATTACAAGATATTAAAAAAAGAATAAGTGATCTTGATGCTATAAGAAGTGATCAAGGTTTATTAACAAACACACAAAGCAACGAATACAAAAAGTTGTTATTAGATGCGTTGGTTGAAGAAAAAAAATATGCAAAAGGTTTTTCGGGAATGCAGTCTGATGTTTTGTCACAATACAAGGAGATACAAGAAAGAAACTTTCCTTATCTCCCCTTGTCTAGTATGCAAGGTGTATCGGATCATGCTATAAAAACATACTCAAAACTAGCGTCTAAAGATATGCCTGAAGTTACACATATTGCTGTATATCCAGTAGAGATGTTGCACGGTAGAAAACGTGGTTTAGATAAAGCACCAAACTGGATTCAATATGGATCGCAAGAAGGTAAAGCAGGCTACGTAAAGTCTGGAGATAGAAAGATTGGGTTGCCAGATAAAAAATCAACTCTACATAAAGCGATGGAAAAGTTTGCAAAAGATTATGGAGTTAAATTAGAAACTAGATTAGTATCTCGATCTGATCCTGACAAACCATATAAGTTAGTGATTGGTGAAGGAGATCGTGGAATAAATACAGACATTTTTCCAAAGATGAAAGGCTATCAAGAACACTTTGCTGCTTTTGCTACTCAGAAAGAAGCCATAAGAGCTTTACGTTTAATGAGAAAATTTGACAGAGATATAAACCTTGAAGTTATTGAAAAACTTAAAAACGGTAAACCTAACCCAAAATTATATGATGAGATGGTGACTTTACCGATACCAACTGATATGCTAAACTTACCTACAAAGGGATATTTTAAAGGTGGTCTAGTAAGATCAGGTTTTAAATGGTAAACTAATTATTTATGGAGGCACATAATGAGTAAAAAGAAAGCAGTTAAATATCTTTCAGGTGTTCTTACTAGAGAAGGTAAAAAAGTTATAGCACGTATGTCTGCAAAAGAAAGACAAAAATATATTGATAAAGCTAATGCTAAACTTCTAAAAGAAATGAAAGAAATTAAAAATATGAAGTTGGATAAAAGAACTCAAAATTTAATAAATCCTAGTGAAAATAAATTAAAAGGTGTTGAAAAATTTATTGCAAAAAAATTTAATATTGACACCAAAAAAAGTAGTCCTGGAAGTGTTAGAGCTAAAATAGAGGAAGAAACAGCAAAAAGAGAACTTAGAGATAGAGCTTCTTCTTATGAGCCTAGGTTTAAAAAGAAAGGTGGCTCAGTAAAAAAGAAAAAAGTAGTCAAACTAAAAGTTGGTGGAGCACTATCAGATTATTATAAAGGAATGATGTAATGTCAAAAAGTGGTATCAGAAAAGGTAAAGACTTTGTTAAGAATATGGAAAAGCTCAAAAAGATTTACGGAGGTAAAATTCCTAAAAATCTTACACTAGAAGAGGCAGACAAAACTTTGAAGAAAGTTACACCTATTAAGAAAAAATCTGGTGGCACAGCGAAAAAGAAAAAGAAAGATCCTATAGTATCAAAATTTAAAAGAGTGCGTGATACGATATTACTAGCTCCTGAAGCTGTGGAGATCGGAAAAGATATTTTACAAAATTTACCAATGAGTGAGGGTGGTATGAAAAAATTAAAATCTAAAAAAGCTAGTGAGATGCAAGCAGCTCCAGCAAAAAAAGCTAGTCAAATGCAAGCAGCTCCAGCAAAAAAAGCTGGTGAGATGAAAGCTGCACCATCTAAAAAAGCTAGTGAGTTACCAGTGCCTGATAGTAACAAAGGTTTAAAACCAATTCCCCCAGAAAACAAAGGATTAAAAAAATTACCCACACGAGTAAGAAACAGAATGGGTTATATGAGAAAAGGTGGAAGTGTAAAAGCACCGTGTAAATTAGGTAGAAACAAACCTACTAAATTATTATGATTGAAGAAGAAATTATTGAAGAGATCGAAGAGTCTCCAGATATTGAGATAGAAGAAGAGCAGGTTCAAGAAGAACCCGTTCAAGATTTTTCTCAAGAACAACAAGCCATAGAGTTTTACGGAAATCTTGCAGAGCAGATTGATGAAAGAGTTTTAGGTAGAATGGCTAATGACTTGTTGGGTGATTATAGAAAAGACAAAGAGTCGAGAAGCGATTGGGAACAATCGTATATCAAAGGTCTTGATTTATTAGGATTTAAATATAGTGAAGAGAGTAGACCTTTTGTTGGAGCAAGTTCTGTCACACATCCTTTATTAGCAGAAGCTGTCACACAGTTTCAAGCACAAGCGTTCAAAGAATTATTACCAGCAAATGGCCCTGTTAAAACACAAGTTGTAGGAGAAAGAACTCCTGCAAGAGAACAACAGGCTCAAAGAGTAAAAGAGTATATGAATTATATGCTGATGGATAAGATGGAAGAGTACACAACTGAGTTTGATCAAATGTTGTTTTATCTACCTCTTGCTGGTTCTACTTTTAAAAAAGTATATTTTGATGAAATGATGCAAAGAGCTATAAGTAAATTTGTACCAGCAGAAGATTTAGTAGTTCCTTATTACGCAACAGATTTAAAAGATTGTGATCGAGTAACCCATATACTCAAAATGAGTGAAAACGATATCTTAAAAAAACAAAGAGCAGGTTTTTATAGAGACATAGAAATATTACCATCACGTGCAGATGATAGTGATGTACAAGATAAGTATGATCAAATTGAAGGAGTAAATGATCAAGACGAAGGCGATTATCAATTTAACATTTTAGAGATGCACGTAGATTTAGATCTTGAAGAATATGAAGTTGATGAAGATGTCAAAAATGTAAAAGTTCCCTATATCGTTACAATAGATGAAGGTTCACAAGAAATATTATCTATTTATAGAAACTATAAACCTGATGATCAAACATTTAAAAGAAAAGATTTTTTTGTGCATTTTAAGTTTTTACCAGGTTTGGGATTTTATGGATTTGGTTTAATACATATGATTGGTGGTTTATCAAGAGCCGCAACTGCCGCACTTAGACAATTATTAGATGCTGGAACATTAAGTAATTTACCTGCTGGTTTTAAATCAAGAGGTATAAGAGTTCGTGATGATGATCAACCATTTCAACCAGGTGAGTTTAGAGATGTCGATGCTCCGGGAGGAAACATCAAAGATCAATTTATGTTGTTGCCTTTTAAAGATCCAAGTCAAACACTTTTTGCATTACTTGGTTTCGTTGTGCAAGCAGGACAAAGATTTGCATCAATAGCAGATTTACAAACTGGTAATGACAAACAGAACAGAGCAGTAGGTAGCACACTAGCACTTTTGGAAAGAGGTTCAAGAGTTATGAGTGCTATTCACAAACGCTGTTATTACTCAATGCGACAAGAGTTCAAATTATTAGCAAGTGTCTTTGGCACCTACCTTCCTCCCGTATATCCGTATGCGGTCTATGGTGGCAATAGATTTGTTAAGATGATGGACTTTAGTCCAGAAGTTGATGTCTTACCTGTAGCTGATCCTGATGTATTCTCACTCTCCCAAAGGTTCACCCTAGCACAGACTCAGTTGCAGGTGGCATCAAGTGCTCCACAAATGCACGACATGCGAGAAGCATATTATAGAGTGTACGAAGCACTAGGAACAAAACAAATTGATAGTTTATTAAAACCTGCACAAAAGCCAGCCCCTTTAGATCCTGCGATTGAAAATAGTAACGCTATGAAAATGATGCCTTTGAAAGCATTTATGCAACAAGATCACGATGCTCACATACAATCTCATATGGCATTTATGGAAACTCGTATGGTGCAAATTAATCCACAGGTATATTCTGTTTTACAAGCTCATATTATGGAACACATATCTTTTAAAGCTCGTGCAATTGTTTTATTAGAAATACAAAATGATCAAAATTTAGTTGAGATGTCAAAAACAGATCCTCAAAATTTTGAAGCACTTACTGATTCTATGATAGCAAAACAAATAGCTGAATTAACACAATCTTTAACTAAGTTAGAGTCTGGATCTGCAAAACCTGATCCATTAGTAGCTTTAAAACAAAGAGAATTAGATTTAAGAGCTTTAGATTTACAAAGAAGATCACAAGAATTTGCTGAAACGGAATCTAGAAAGACAGAAGAGTTTGAAGAAAAGATTGATTTAGAAAAAATGAAGAGAGAAGATGCAGAATTTGCATCAAGTGAAAGAATTAGAGTAGCAGATGAGAAAGTAAACATCTTGAGGAGCAAAAATGAGCAACAAAACCAGCAAGAAAAAAAGTAAATCTTCAAAATTATTAGATACAGCGTCTTTTATACTGTCTAATACTGCAAAATCTTCAAAAAACCCTATTAGACAAGAGTTAATTCCATCTATGACGGAATTTAAAGCTAAAATTAAGGAAAAAAATCAAAAAGCTGCATCAAGTTCACCTAAATTTCCTATGCCTTACAAGGTAAAGAAAGCAAAAAAGGGGAAAATTATTGAAAAACCTAAAAATCCGTATGTAGCAAACAAGGTTGTGGATAAAATAGTGAAAAATAAAAAGTATCCCTACGTTAAAAGAGCTATGAACCCTAAATCACCTACAATTAATAAGAATGAAACTCTTCAAACAAAAGGTGCAGACGGTATTTTGTTTCCCACTATCAGAATGAATAAAAGAGGACGATTAAAAAAATACGGAGATAAGCAAGCAATGAAAATAGCAAAACAAAAGAAAGATGCTATATCTATTACGGATATCGCACCAACTTATGTAAGCACAAAAGATGTATCTTTGGCTTTATCGAAAAGAATAGGTAAGTCAAGAGGAGCTCCTCCAAAGAAAGGACCTACACCACAAGGTTTAAAAATAGGAGCTTTATCAAATTTAGGTTGCCCTCATCGTGAAAATGGTGTACAAGGTAGTGATATTAAAGGAGTAAAACCCATTCAGACTACAGGCAAAAAATTTATCGGTGTTAAGTGATACAAGGCGATTCTAAAGAATACGAATTTATATCAGAAGAGATAGAAAAATTAAATTTAAAAGATGTAGTATTATCTTGTGAAATTGGTTTGAGAAGAGGTATGGGTTCTCAAACTATTATGGATGCCGTTATATCAAAAGGGGTACCTTACTATAGACATATAGCAGTCGATCCTTACGGTAATTTGAATTATAAACATTATGATAATGTTGAGCCTTACACTGCTGATTATACGGATAGTATGAAAGTAGAAACACTTTATGATTTAGCTAAATATAAAGAGTTTGCTTTTTTTGAATTTCCAGATACATATTTTTTTGAGACAATGAAAAATGGTTATCCTATGAGTATAGATGGACAAATGTATATGAAAGACACCTATTCAATAGTACATCTTGATGGACCGCATACAACATTAGCTGTTAATGATGAAATATCTTTTTTTATGAGAAGGATGGAAGATGAAAGTATTATTATTTTAGATGATCATAAAACTTATAACACACAAACAATTGATTGGTCTTTAAGTAAAATGGGTTTTCAAGTTGTTAGAGAAGGTGAGAGAAAATTAATTTATAAGAGGGATAAAACGTAATGGCATTACTTAGTTTAATAGGACCAGCTACTAAATTAGTTGGTAAATACATAGATAACAAAGCTAAAAAAGCTGAGTTGGCTTCTAAGCTTGCAAGTATGGCAGAGGAACATGCTCATGAATTAGCAAAAGGTCAAATAGATATAAATAAAGAACAAGCTAAACATCCTAGTATATTTGTAAGCGGAGCACGCCCAGCAATAATGTGGGTTTGTTGCTTGGGGCTACTATGGCAGTTTTTTATTCAACCAATTGTAACATATGTAGCTGTTTTATTTAATCCTGATTTTGTTCCTTTAAATTTGGAAATGGAAGGGCTCGTCACGTTAGTTATGTCGTTACTTGGTCTCGGAGCGATGAGATCTTTTGAAAAGTCAAAAGGTATTGCTAGAGAAAATATGAAAAA